TGCCAAGATCGTTGATTATCGCTGCGACCTCCCGGCGGATCACGGGCGCCGTGTCGCGATCGTGCTGGAGGAAAACCGTGCCCGGCCAGTTCTGACCTTCGCCGGTGATGACAGCGACATCATCGGCGTGACCGCCTACGGCAAACTTGGTGATTGGCGGATCACCACCGTTGATTCCATTGATTCTGAACTCAAAATGAAGGTGGAGGGACTGACCTGATGGCAGAACCAACATTCACGGCTCCCCCGGAGGCGCCCAACCGCGATGAGCATTCGAACGGAACATATTCAGCCCTGATGGATGCGTTTCTTTCCTGGCTCGTGGCCTTTGTCACAGAGCTGACCGCAGCGGTCACCTGGTTCGCGGCACAGGTTGCAGCGGTCACGACGAAGGCCGGTGAAGCCTCAGACAGCGCCGCCGCCGCAGCTGCAGCGGCTTCGGCTGCCGATGCCAGTGCGACAGCCGCAGCGGCGGTGGCAGATGCCTGGATTTCTGGCGGTGACTACACCGCTGGCGAGACCGCCTATTCGCTGGTCGATTTCCAGACCTATCGCGCGAAGACCGATCATATCGGTGAAGCGACGGACCCCAGCGCAGATCGAACAAACTGGGTTTTGCAGGGAACTGATCCCGCGCAAGCCCGCCTTTTCTTCCTTTGGACAGGAGCCTGATAGATGACCGCACCCACTCCCTATGTGATCGGCGCTGCGCTGACGACCGCTGCCGCCGATCTGTTCACTGTTCCGCCCGGCATGGTCCGCCACATTCTGCAGGTGCAGGCTGCGAATATCGACGGCACGAATGACGTTGACGTGACCCTGCAATGGACGGACAGCAGCGCCGCTGATGCAGTCTACCGGCTGGCCTATCAGGTCACAGTCGCAGCAAAGGACGCCCGCACGATGCTTGCCGGGCCGATGGTGCTGCGGGAGGGTGACAAGCTGCAGGGGCTGGCCTCTGCCGATGGCGATGCCGAGGTCACGATCACCTATTATGACGAGGTGGTGTGATGCGGGGTGTTCGGAACCTTAGCGGGCTGGCCGGGCCGGGCGCGAGCCTCAAAGACGCTGGGGGCGGTGGCGGCGCGGCCTCTGGCCCCATGTTCATTTATTCGGACGCCGTTTCTGACACCTACGGTGCCCCTGCTGCTCTGTCTTTGGACTTCTCAAGTGCCGCAGTCGAAGCGGGGGATATTCTGATCGCTACGGGGCATCAGTTGTACGGGCGCACTAACGATCCAGTTGTGACGACGCCGGGTTATTCCGTCTTGGCAGATACCGGAAACGCTGGGACCTCCGGCGAAAAGCTCTTCGTTTCCTCAAAAGTGGCAGACGGTTCCGAAACTTCTATCGCGTGTATGCTCGACGGGTTGGGGGGCTTGAGTATCACTGTCCTGCGGGGTTTTGCTGCGCCATCTGCGCTTGACGCACATTACGTGTATGCCAGCAGAAACACATCTAGCGTGTATCGACTTCTACACGGCGCCCTTGCCGACCGGACCTTCGATGCCGTTTTGTTTGCCTCAGCGCGGAGAGGTCAAGACGGAATAACTCCTTTTATCAACGCGAGTAATACAGATGAGGGTGGGATTTTGGGCGCGCGCCTTCCGCCCCGTGATTCTCAGGAAATGGGGGTGCATGTTATGACCGGGGCTGCTGCTAGTGGCACGTTATTCGTAATTCAAGACCCCGGATCTTCGACGCCTTATGACGCTATCGCACGCATCGGTCTTAGGGAGGCGGTCTAATGCTGTACACACACAACGGATCGACCCCGGCGCCGCTCCCTTTCCGTATTACCCTGTCTGATGGACGAGCCCGCACCGATCCTGCGACCTTCACGCCCGAGGAAATAGCGGACGCAGGGTATGTCGCGGCAAATCCCAAGCCGACGCCCGGCGCAGACCAGGTGGTGAGCTGGGGCGGCAGCGATTGGGTGGTGCGCACCAAGACTGCCGAGGAACTGGCAGCGGAGGCAGCGGCAGAGCAGGCCGCAGCGATGGCCGCAGGCAAGGCCGAGTGCCGCCGCCGGATCTTGGCCGTTGCCGACGAAACAGCGCAGATCAACCTTGCCGCCGCCGCCGGTGCCAGCCTCATGACCGATCAGCAGCGCGCGGTATTCGTTGCCGGGGTCCAGTGGATAGGCCAAATGCGCGCCGCGTGGCCCGCCCTGGTCGCATCCGGGTCAGATCTTTCCGATGATGCGAACTGGCCTGCGGTCCCGGCGGGCGCTGCGGAACTGGCCGCTGCTTTCTGAGCAGGTAGGCGGCGCGGGGAAAACCGCCAGAGGCGCAGCCGGGCCTGACCCGCGATGATCGCTGCAACACGCAGTTAGCAGCGAGGACAACATGGCTGGGTTTCTCCACGGCGTCGAGGTGATCGAGATCGACACGGGTCCGCGCCCGATCCAAACGATTTCAACCGGCGTTATCGGTATTGTCGGGACGGCGCCAGACGCCGACCCGGTCGCCTTTCCGGCAAATACGCCGGTTCTGATCGCGGGCAGTCGCCTTGAGGCGGCAAAGCTCGACACCACCGCCGACGGCACCGGTGGCGGCACGCTGCCGGATGCGCTCGACGGGATCTTTGACCAGATCGGGGCGGTTGTTATCGTCGTGCGCGTCGAAGAGGGCGTCGACGAGGCGGAAACGCTCGCCAATGTGATCGGCGGCGTGAATGCGACCACGGGGCAGTTTGAGGGCGTTCACGCGCTGACGGGCGCCGAAAGCGTCGTCGGCCATGCGCCGCGTATTCTGATCGCGCCCGGCTGGACCCATCAGCGGCCCGAAGACACCGAAACCCCCGGGACCTATTTTGCAAACCCGGTGGTTGCCGAGCTGGAAGGCATCGCCGACCGCATGGGCGCGGTGATCATCGCCGACGGGCCGAACACCAATGACGCCGACGCGCAGACCTATGCGGGCGATTGGGGCAACACTGCGCGCATCTACGTCGTCGACCCGTGGGTCAAGGTGACGAACAGCGAGGGCGCGCTCGAGGATCATCCGGCCTCTGCCCGGGTTGCCGGTGTGATCGCCCGTACCGACAATGACGAAGGGTTCTGGGTATCGCCTTCCAACAAGGGGATTTTCGGCATCGTCGGCACCTCCCGTCCGGTTGATTTCAAGCTGGGCGATCAGGCCAGCCGCGCGAACCTGCTGAACAGCAACGACGTTGCGACGATTATTCGCCAGGATGGCTTTCGCCTCTGGGGCAACCGTTGCCCGACCGCAGACCAGAAATGGCAATATCTGTGCGTGCGCCGCACCGCCGATGTGCTGAACGAAAGCATTCAGCGGGCGCACCTCTGGGCCGTGGATCGTGGAATCACGAAAACCTACGTCGAGGACGTTGTCGAAGGCGTGAACGGCTTCATCGCCTCGCTTGTCGCACAGGGTGCAATCCTGGGCGGTTCCTGCTGGGCTGACCCGGATCTCAACACTGCTGCGAGCATCGCGAACGGGCAGGTGTGGTTCAATTTCGATTTTACGCCCGTCTACCCGGCCGAGCGGGTGACCTTCCGCTCGCACCTGACAAATGAGTACATCACGGAGGCGCTGGGCTAATGGCTATTCGCAACATCCTGAAAAACTTCACCCTGTTCGTTGATGGCCGCGGCTATGCAGGCGAGCTGGGTGATTACACCCCGCCGAACCCGTCCATCGCCGCCGAGGAATACCGCGGCGGCGGTATGAACGGACCTACCGATATCGACATGGGCATGGAGAAGCTGACCACCACGTTTGTTCTGCGGAATTACAGCGCCGACGTGCTGGCCCTCTGGGGGATCGCGCCGGGTCGCCTGATCCAGACCACCGCGCGCGGCGCTCTGGAAAGCGAGGATGGCACCGTCACGCCGGTGATCCACAACATGCGCGGCAAGATCATCATGTCGGATCGTGGCACCTGGTCGCCCGGGCAGTCGTCAACCCTGACGGTGAACATGACGCTTGATGCTTTCAAGGAAACCGTCGGACAGCGCGTCGTCTGCGATATCGACGTGATCAACATGAAACGGATCATCGACGGCGTCGATCATCTGGAAGAGCAGCGCAAGGCGCTGGGCATCTAAGGAGAAACCATGCAAAATCCGGCACTCCCCGCATACTGCAAACACAACGCCGACGGTGACCAAGAGACGGTGACCGTCACGCTCGCAAAGGGCATCACCGTCGGCGGCGAAAAGCGTAAAGAGGTCACCATGCGCGAGCCGACGGCAGGCGACAACATGGCCGCGCGCCAGATGGCAAAGGGCGATAACGCCGTCCATGAAATTACGCTGATCGCAAACCTGGCCGACCTGTCGCCCGAAGAGGTGCAAACGGCACCGATGCGGGATTACCGCCGCCTCCAAGAGGCGCTGGATTTTTTCAATGGCTGACGCCTGAGGCGGCGCGCCTGGGCGTGCTGCTGATCGCGCGCGAGACGGGCTGGTCATGCGCCGAGATCTCCGAAATGAGCGTCAGCCGCATGACGTGGTGGCTTGAAGGTCTGAGGGAAATCAATGGCAAAAAATCAGCGCCTTAACGCCACCGTCAGCATCGGCGGGGTCGTCGAGAATTCATTCCGCAAAGGAATCGGCTTTGTCCGGTCTGGCTTTGACAAGGTCGGGCAGAGCATCCGCGATGTGAAAGAACGCCAGAAAGAGCTGTCGCGCACGCGCAAAGACCTAGAGAAACAGGGCAAATCAGTCGAGCATCTGGACCGAGAGTATGAGGCGCTAGAGCGCACGCTCGAGGATCTGGCGCGCAAACAGCGGCGCTGGGAGCGGGCGATGCGGGACAGTGCCCGCGTCGGCAAGACGTTCGGCGACATGACGCAGCGGATCGGGCGCCTTGCCCGGCAATCTTTCATTGGCATTACAGCAGCGGGCGCCGGGATCTTTGCGCTGACGAGCTCGACCGCCTCCTATGGTGATCAGGTCGCCAAAACGGCGGGCAAGCTGGGCATCGGGATCGAGGCGCTACAAGAATATCGCTATGCGGCAGAGCGATCAGGGGTATCGACAGAGACGTTCGACAGCTCACTGACCGCGATGCAAAAGCGCCTGGGCGAGGCTGCACAGGGCACCGGGGCCGCGAAAAAGGCACTCGACCAGATCGGCCTAAGCGCAAGCGACCTGATCGCCATGGGGCCGGAAAAGGCCATGGCGGCAATCGCGGACAAGATGCAGGGCATTGAAGCGCCAGCGGAGCGCGCGGCGATTGCGGCGGCTTTGTTCAGCCGGTCGGGTATCGGCATGGTCAATATGCTGGGATCTGGCTCCGAAGCGCTGGCCGAGCTGCGCAAGGATGCGCGCCGCACGGGCTATGTGCTGAGCGAGGAAGCCGCCCGAGATGCAGAAGCCTTTGCCGACGCGCAGCTTGACGCACAACTGACGATCAAGGGCCTGAAAAACACCATCGGATCGGAACTGATGCCGGTCGTGACGCGGTCTATGCAGCGGTTCAGCGAATGGGCTGTTACCAACCGGGACGACGTTGCGGCTTTTGCCGACACTGCCGCCACCAAGCTCGAGGCGGCGGTGCCGGTGATCGGGCAGGTTGTTGACGGGATGGGCGAGGTATCGCGCACAGTCGGCAGCGTGGTTTCTAAAACTGCCGAAATGGTCGGCGGCTGGCGGAACTTCGGGATCGTGGTCGGGGCGATCTTTGCGGGGCGTACAATCCTGAGCGTTGCGAAATTCGGCTGGGCCGTCGGGCGCCTTGGGGCGTCTATGGCTGCACTGGTGCCATGGGGCGCCGCTGCATCTGGCACCATGAAACTATTCGCGGGTGGACTCGGCCTGGTTAAAGCGGGGGTTGTGGCCGTCGGGCGCGCCTTGCTTATGAACCCCATCGGCCTTGCCGTGAGCGGGAT